ATATCCAGGGCACGCCTTAACCCAATCGGAGGCGTTTAGCGCGCCGGGATTATTCGTGCGGATCGATGTTGGGACAGAACGGTCATAAGGGATGTCGCTATAGATTCCGCCGGGCATGAGACTGTGAAATGCGACTTGCGGTTTTGGTCCGATTTTCCACCCGCTCAAATCCCACGTCCTATTGTCGTCGGCTAGGGCCGGGTCATGATCGACAGAAATATGGACGTGGTGGTCGTGTGGAGAAGCGCCGGTATATGTGCGCCAAATCTCCGGATGGACGTCACGATTCCAGATTCGACCATTGCTTATAAGATATTGAATGCGGCGGTCGTGTTTCGATTTGAGGAAGTCTGCAAACTTATAGCTATCAAATCCATTCGCTGGATCATGCGTGATATCCATTGCACAAACAACGCGATGAGAATCAGGATTGTGGTCGCTTTTACTTTGTTGATGTTTTTCATCGCCGATAGTGCCATCCCAATCTTTATGCCGGTTTGGACACAGTTCGTTTACCTGACCGAGCAGAGTCACTAGAGACTTTGCAACGCGCCAATCGTGCGGCATTTCATTGCACCCTTATGTTTTCGCGTGGCCGTACAACTGAAGTGTGCCGGCCGAGATATTCCCTGTCTCAAACATGAACCGCACTGCCGTAATAGGACCTGCCTGACCGTATTGGCCGCCGAATTGCCCAAACGCAAACGCTGGCAACGCAGCGCGGTAGGCGCACTGTCCATACATGGTAAAAGGCCCGGTATCCTCGGGGTTGTGAAAGTTTATGGTCGCATCAAAAAATTCATTCGTGGCTGCGTTGCCAACGTCGAGCGTTGCGTTGGAGTTTGACATCACAAACTTTGCATCGGAGTTGCTTCCGATATCGCGCGTTGCGTTGTTGGCCGCGCCTCGGAAATACCAGGCATAGTTTGCCGTGGCATATGTCGGCCCCGCGCCTGTGCCAATGCGGAGCCATGCCTCGACGTCGTCCGTTGCCGGGAACGCGCTGTTTATTTTGATGGTGTAGGAGTCATAAGTATTATCGAGAACGACCGTTCCGACGCCGTCTGTAGGCACCGCACCGCTAACCAGATCGATCGATGCGCGGGCCGTGGTTAGCGTCACCGCAGTAATCAATTTGGTCCCATAGGGAACGACAGCGGCTGGCGTATAACCAAGGACGTAATAGTTCGTGCCATTGGTCCACAGGTGATAGTGGTTGTTGATACGCAATGCCCCGGCAGTCAGCGCATTACCTTCGGCGTCAAGAACGTTCGCACCGTTGAGTGTAACGGCGGTGGTGTTAGTCGCCGCAGGGATGAGAATGAACATCATGCCGCTGACGAGGCCAGCGGTCAGCGCAGGGGTTACCGTAGCTGTGATGGTGTTAGTTCCAGACACGCCGGTTAGCGTTATGACCGAGCGGTCCCACAGGCCGGTGACCTCTTCCTGCACGGCGTCCATGTAGGAATCGCCGGTCACCGCACCGGGCGTCGTGCTGACAGGAAGCAATCGATCCAAAGCCATCTAATAGTCTCCCTATGGGCTTCCGGCGCTGAATCGCACGAGGCTAGGCGCTTCGTCGACCAAGACCATCTGTGCGGTGAAATCCTTACCCGGCGTTATCGCCTGCACCAGCAAGCGCCGATATTCAGAACCTAAAGCACCGGCAACGACGAGGCATCCATATTTCCTGTCATTATCCGTGTAGCCCTGAATAGTTGCATCGTCAGTGAACGGCGTCGTGAACGTCAGCACTGCGGTCGACCCGGTGACGTTGGACAGCGCATGCGTCGAGATGGTGCCATCGGTATGGCGTATGGCGATGCCGGTGGTGATACCGACATCGTGCATATCCGCAACCGCATGCATGTCCGTCACGGCATGCATATCGAGTTCATTGGTGATGGGTATTTCCGAGTCGAGCGTAATTCCGGTTATTTGAATAGGGCTGCCAGCGCCGAGTTGTTTGCTGACGATATATCCATCACCGGCCCGCGCTGTCAGAATGTCGTGTTCGACAGCGACCAATGAACCCCTGCGGCAGACGATGGATTCGATATCGGCATCCATATAATAAAACGTCGAACGCTGGCTCGCCTGGTCGAGGTCAAACCGCGCTCGCGTCTCAACTTTGTCGACGTCGATAACGCCATCATAGGAAATGCTTTCCAGCAGTGTGAGGTCGGTCGACGTCATATCAGTCGGGTAGACCGTTATTTGCGCTTGGTCATCGTCGAGCGATTCATCGCGATAGGTCACATTAAAGCCTGCGGGCAATCTGGCGAAGGCTTTTTCAAAGCGCAGGTTGCCGCTGTTGCGTCTCGAGAACACTTGCACCGGAACGTCGAGCGTCCGGTCGTTATCGACAATGACGGAATACTGGTCCGACTGGTAAGGACGCGCATAGGCGCATGAGGCTATGGAATTCAATAGGTCCTGCGTCCTGACATCATTGACAATAAGATCGCAGGTCCAGCCGTTGCTATCGCAGAGCGTGCGCCACGCCACGAGTCCATCGTCGTCGCGCAGGTCATCCGGCAGCGGGTCGAGGTTGAGATCGCCGCTTAGCACGTCGACGTAATGCGGCGCAGGATTGGATGTGGTGGTCCATGTCGTCCAATCGCTGCCGTCCCAATCCTTCACATAACCGGACGCCTGCACTGACAACTGACGGATGGATCGGTTGATGGCTTTGACCGCGATAAGGGCAAACTCGCCCGGTGTCGTGATCGGGACTTCATTCCATATAGAAATCATGCGTGTAAAAACGCAGCGGTCGGAATAGTTGGAGTGGTTCTGCGCGGATGCAAAACTGCCAACCGATCCCTGATACCAGAAGAAATCGAGCGTCAGACCGCCATAGACATATGTGGACTTTGTAAACGAGGCCACAGCATAGGCAACCCCGCGCCTGATCTGAAACTCATAAATTCCGTCCTGCGGGTAGGTTGCCGGGTCGAGAAATATCTCGACGCGGTTATCGAACATATTACATTTGGTGACCCGCGTAGCACCGCCGCCGTTGAAGTTTGTATTAGCACCAGCGCCATCATCAAAATAGGCGTCGGCATCCCACTGCCGCTCCGGTGGCGTCACCGGTGCTGTGGTCTGCAGCGGCGGGTGCAGATGCGCATAATAGAAACCGGTGCTGGCAGGCGGCTGCACAGGCGGGTCGGCGCTGGCAGTCCACTTGAAAAGAAATGCAAGTCGCCGCTGGTTGACCGAGTTGAATTGGTAATGAAGTTCTGGACAATTCACCCATGCAACGTCTCCGCGTTTGCGGAAACGCACACGAAACGGCACGGCGGCAAAGGCATTGCTTCCGGGATAAAGACCGCCGGGAAACAACAGGTGCATCCAAACCTGATCGGGAGAGTGTCGCGTTGATACGCTGTGAAAGACCGAAAGGTCAGTCTCCGGAAGGCTCTGGTGCTGCAGCAAGTTGCCGTCGCTCTGCAGCGACAGATCGGAGAGTTCCAGTTGCGGCGCTAAGGTGCGGCCCTGACGCTGAATCAATGTCTGCTGTGAATCGCTCGGCCAGCCCTCGCGTGTGTCGAATTCAACGTCTTCCGCTTCATCGATTGGCGCGCCGTCAATGCGGATATCGTTGAGCGCATGCGGGCCATTGAGAACATAAAGACCTTCAACGATTTCGTCCTGGTCAACAAGTTCAACAACCGGCTCGCAGGCGAATGGAGGGAATATCTTGCGCGTGCCAAGGACGCGAGGCACCGATCCGCCCCGGTCGAGAATGTTGCCGCTCGCTGATGCGGCCTCGGCCTGCTCTGAGTTGACCCCGCCAGCATCGATGCCTGCTGCTGCCGTTGGTGGCGCAGTCAATGCAGAGATAGCCAAGGCCCCGCCGACCGTGACCGCCCCCGCCAATAATTGTGCCGACAAACTTCCCGCCTCAAACAGTCCAACCTCTCCGATGCCGGGGAAAATAAGACCCGATGCACCGCCACCGGTAATGACCGTCGCCACCACCAACAGGGCAATGGCGGCAACGAGCGCGAAGGTCTGCTTGCTGCCGCCGCTTCCGCCACCGGGCGACTGCAATGCCAGATGCATGGTCACCGCAATGGGACGGTCAGATCGCGATGGCTTCGGCGTGACGAACGCCCACATATGGCGAGGCACCACTTCGCCGTTAATGCACACATAACCCGATCGCTCGAAACTCGCGGGCAGCACCGGGCAGGCCCGCACCATCTCGAGAATGCTTTCGCCCGGCGCTCGATGCTCGATCCAACATTTCCCGTTGAAATCGAACGGCGCTCGATAGGCGACCGGCACTCGTAATTCAGGCTGCATGCTTGACCAGATCCCGGTGACGATAGAATCGCGGGTAGCGGAAAATAATACTCTGATGCTTTACCGGCACCATGACGGCGCTGATCTTTTCCTCAATGTGCAGAAGGTGGTCCTGCGAGACCATGATGCCCACGTGGATCGGTTCGTTCCTGCGGTGCATGACCACCACGTCGAATGCGTTCTTGGAGTCAGGCAGCACCAGAACCCACGGTTCTATGCTGCTTTCTCGCGCGATCATGCCCGCGACCTTCTGCAGATCGAGGGCTGACGTCTCCCCGTAGGACGGCAGTTCGATG